ATCAACACCGCGCGCCCGGCGCAACAGAACACCACGAGGAACTGATGGGACTTGTCCGCGAATCTGGTCCTAGTAGCGAGCCCGTCACGTTGGCTGAAGCCAAGCTGCACTTGCGTGTTGACGGCGCTGATGAAGACGCGCTGATCGGCGTGTTCATCACTGCTGCGCGCGAGTCTGCCGAGCAGGAGCTTGGCCGCTCCATCATCGCTACCACCTGGGCGCTCACGCTCGATGCGTTCCCGACCAGCATCCGGCTTCCCATGCCGCGCGCCACCGCCGTTACGCGCATCGACTATCTTGATGCCGACGGCGTCGCGCAAGTCATGAACCCCGTCGGCTACCAGCTAATCGCCGCCAGCGAGTTTGAGGCTTGGATCGAGCCCGCCTACGGCTACGCCTGGCCCGCCACGCGCCAGCAGCCCGAGGCCGTAAAAGTCACCTACGTGGCCGGCTGGACCAACGCGGCTGCGGTGCCGGCCGCCATCAAGAGCTGGATGCTGCTGGCTATCGGCGACATGTACGCCAACCGCGAGCGCAGTTCCGATAAGCCCGTTGTGCCGCACGGCTTCGTTGCCGGGCTTTTGGACCCTTACCGCGTGTGGGGTGTGTGAGGTGCGCGCCGGCCTGCTGGACCAGCGCGTCACCCTTGAGCAGCCCTCTGAGTCGCGTGATCCTCAGTACGGGACCATGACTAAGACATGGGTCGCGGTCGCCACAGTGTGGGCTGCGGTCGAGCCCCAAAGCGGCCGCGAGTACCTCTCGAACGAAGAGCCCGGCGCCGAGCTTGCCCTACGCGTGCGCGTGCGCTACAGCAGCCAAGTGGCTGGCTGCTCGCCCAAGTGGCGCGTCAAATGGGGCGGCCGGCTGCTGCAGATCAACGCCGTGATCAACCCGCTCAGCGCGGACGAAGAGTTGCAGCTTGTCTGCACCGAGTACCGGCAGGGGTAACGCATGGCCGCACAGTTCAGGGTCCGCATCGAAAACATCGACGCCATTCGACAGCGCCTGTCCGGGCTATCGCAGCGCCTTCAAACAAACATTATGCGCGGCGGCATGCGGGCCGCAGGGGCAGTTATCCGCAAGCTCGCGCGCAAAGAAGCGCCGCGAGGTCGTACTGGCAACCTGCGCCGCTCCATCCGCGTGAGTACCCGCAGCTTTAGAGACGGCACCGTCACCGGCACCATCAAAGCCGGCGGTCCGGTGGCGTTTTACGCCAACATCGTCGAGGTCGGCGCGCAGCCGCACAGCATCAGCGTTACCCGTGCCAATGCGCTGGCGCTTGGCCCGCGCACCTTTGTCAAGGCGGTGGACCACCCCGGCTTTGCCGGACGCGGCTACATGCGCAAGGCCGCAGAGCAGGGCGAGCGCGCTGCCTCTGCCGCATTTGAGCAGTACGTCCAGCAGCGCGTCGCCAGCTACATGGAGACCGGGAAATGAGAGCCGAGCGCGCAGTCAAGGCGCTGCTCGACGGCGCCAGCGGTGTTACGGCCATCGTTGGGGCGGGCGGCGCAGCCCGGATCTACGGCGCCGCGGCACCACAAGAAGCTGCAGCGCCGCTCATCGTGTACAGCCTGCAAAGCGCCGAGCGCGAGCCCGTGCTGGCGCCCACCGCCGAGCGAGTTGTGCAGTCGCTTATTGACGTGCTGTGCGTGGCGCCCACCTACCCCGCACTCAAGGCCTTGGCTGAAGAAGTGCGCCTAGCACTCAATGGCGCGAGCGGCACGCAAGGCGGAACGAGCGTTCTTGGCATTGTTATTGAAAGCGAGGGGCCAGACCAATATGAGCCCCAGCTCGACGAGTTTGGCAAGACCTGGACCTTCCGTGTCATGCACACGGAGTAACTAAGGAGAAAGCAGCATGGCACGTATCTTCGTTAACGGCAGCACCCCGAGCATTGCCAACACTTTCCGCACCAGCGCCAACATCACCGCAATCAGCAACGCGGCTAACGCCGTGGCCACGCTCGCTGCCGGACACGGCACGGTAATTGGCGACTTCGTTGAGATCCTCACTTCCGGATGGAGCCGGCTGGTTGGCCGCGTTTTCCGCGTAAGCGCTGTCTCTACCAACGACGTGACTCTGGAGGGCTGCGACACAACCAGCACTTCGCGTTTTCCGGCCGGCCAAGGCGGCGGCAGCCTGCGCGCCGTGCTCACGTGGAGCGACCTGCAGCAGGTCAATGAGGTCAACGTCGAGGGTGGCGAGCAGCAGTTTCAGGAGGGCCAGTACATCGACAATCCGCTGCAGTTCCGTTTCCCGACAAATCAGACGCCGATTGACGTGAACTTCAACGTTGACGACGATCAGGCGCTCGCCTACTGGAGTCAAGTGCGCGCAGCGGCCGACTCGTTGGTCGCCCGGCCGTTGCGCATCCGTGACGCCAACGGCGTGCCGCGCGCTGTCGGCAGCGGCGTATGGAGCTACAGCGCCGCGCCTGCCTTCGCTGTCAACAATGTGCTCAAGCGCACCATCAACATCGCGCTGTCGGCTCAATTCACCGAGTACAATAGCTGATGACCGACGTTGATCGACTAGTGGCCGCTGCACTCGCGGCGCGCCGCTTCAATCTTTCTTTGGGACCGCGCGTCCGCATGGATTTGCAAGAGCCCACGCATCACGAGCTGCAGTTGCTGGCGGTGCGCTCCAAGGGTCGCGGCGGCGAAGAGGATCTGCTGATCTGGACTAGGCGACTGGTCTTGCAGTCGATTGTCGGCTGGATCGGCGTGCGCCAATCAGATCTGCTTGCCGCCGAGCCGGTTGACCTAGAGCCCGATCCGCCGGTCGACTTTGACCCCCGGCTGATCGAGCCTCTGCTCGACGCCAACGTCGGCTGGACCGAGCAGGTCCGTGACGCCCTTTTGGCCCGCGTGCATGCGCGGCGCGCTCGCGTCGAGGCCGCAGCAAAAAACTAGACGAGCGCCTGGCCTGGGAGCGCGGCCAGGCGCAAAAAGATCGCGAGCGGCTGCAGGCTGCCGGCCTGCATGGTCTGGCCGCGCAGATGGCCCCGCCCAGCCTGAGTGCAGACGTAAGCACTCTTTGGCACGCCTGGCGCTTCTGTGGCGGGTGGGTGCCGGAGCGGTTGCCGCTGTACCACGCGCTCCACCCAGTTGATGATCCCTTGCTGCTCGTCGAGTTGATGCATCTGCTGCGTGACCGCCTCTCGCAGGAAAAACCATGACCAATCAGGCCAAGATCGTCATCACCGCGGAGGACAAAACATCCTCAGTGCTGCGTGGCGTTCTCGGCAGCGTCCAAAGTACAGTCGCCGCGTTTGCGGCGCTGGGTAGCGGCGTCGCACTGGGCGCCGTCACCCGTCTGGTTGGCGCGCTTGATGACCTGGCCGATACTGCCCGTGGTATTGGCGTGTCGGCTGAAAGCCTGTCCGCCTTTCAGCTTTCGGCCCGCGCTGCCGGCGTCTCGTCGGAAGAACTGTCCGCCGGGCTTGGCAAGTTTTCCCAGGTGCTTGAGGACGCCCGCTCCGGCAGCAAGGAAGCTGAGAGCACGGTCCAAGCCCTTGGCATCGGCCTGCGCGAGTTGCGCTCTGGCTCGCTGACCACTGAGGGTGCACTCGCCCGCGCGGCCGATTCGCTTGCAAAGTACGCCGACGGGTTCGAGAAGACCGCCCTTGCGCGCGACGCGTTTGGCCGCGGCGGCGCCAAGTTCATTACCTTCTTGTCCGAGGGCTCTGATGGGCTGCGCAAGTTCGGCGGCGTATCGCAGCAGGCCGTTGATGAGGCCGGCAAGCTCCAAAACGAGATTGACCAATTGGCCGCCTCGTGGGAGAAGCTCAAGCTGAGCGTGGGTGGTGCCATCGCCGGCATCGTTAACGCCACGCTAGAGCTAAAGCGCGGCTCGCTCGACTCGCAGCTAGAGACCACGCAACGCGCCCTCAATGAGATCAATGAGGCGCTGGAGCGTGCCAAGCCCGGCAGCCGCATTGAAACCAACTTGCTGGCACAGCTCAAGGCCGAAACTGAAAAGCTTCGGCAGATTGAGCAGACCATCATCCGGCGAGACTTTGTCGGTCCACCGGCGCCGCTGGAGCGCGCTCCCGTCCGTGCGCAGCAGCCACGTCAGTCTGAGCGGCCGCGCGCGGAGGAAATCTCAGAGGCCAGCCGTGAGCTGGCTCAGTTCGTTAGCCAGCTTGAGCGCCAGCGCGACGTGGTGGAAGAGATCACCGACGTAGAGCGTGCGCTGCAGTTGCTGCGCGCCAACCCGGCAATCGACACGCCGCAGGTGCGCGAGCTGCTGTTCCTGGAAATTGATCGGACCGAGGCTGCGCGACAGCGCCGGATAATTGATGAGGAGATCCGCCGCATCAATGCCGAGGAGCTTGCGCAGACGCGCGCTCTGCGCGACCAGGTGCTTGAGCTGGCGGGCGTTGCCGAAGAAGAGCGCAAGCGCAAGCTGACCGAGCAGTTGGAGATCCTCATTGAGCAGCGTGCATTGACCGCTGAGCAGGCAGAGCGCGCCGTCAATGGAATCGCTGGCATCCGCGATGAGATAGACAAGACCAAAGACGCCACTGAGCAGTTTGGCTTGGCGTTCGCCAGCAGCATCGGCAATTTCATTGAGGACGGCGGCCGCGGTGGTGTCAAGAGCTTCTTCGAGGCGTTGCTGCAAGACCTCCTAAAGTTAACCACGCAGCTTTTGATCGTTAAGCCGCTGGCCGAAGCGGTCAAGGAGGCTTTCAGCGGTGGGCCCGGCGGATCAGGCGGCGGTCTAGGCAACATCTTCGGTAAGATCGGTGACAGCATCAGCAGCCTGTTCGCTGGCTTCTTCGCCGACGGCGGCTTCATCCCGCCCGGCCGCTTTGGCGTGGTCGGCGAGCGCGGTCCCGAGCTGGCCTTCGGTGGCCGCAGCGGGCAGACCATCAGCCCGATGGGCGGCCCCACCATCAACATCAACCTGCCGCCCGGCAGCAACGTTACCCGGCAGACGGCCAACCAGATCGCCGGTGCCGTGTCGCGCCAGCTCGCTATAGCCAACCGCCGCAACGGGTAGCCGAATGAGCTTCATGGAACTCCCGCGCTTCCCCGAGCGCATCAGCGTGCAGGCCAGCGGTGGACCGGGGTACAGCACCGATATTGTCACCGTGCGCGCTGGGTTCGAGAGCCGCAACATCAACTGGTCTCAGTCCCGCGCGCGATTTGATCTGTCGCATGCGCCCCGCACCGAGGCGCAGAAGGACGAGCTGCTTGCCTTTTTCCGCATGGCGCGCGGTGCAGCCTACGGATTCAGGTACAAAGACTGGGGGGATTTCCGCGTGACCCACAGCAACGGCGTAATGCGTGGTCTCGTCGGCACGGTGGAGCAGGGCACGGCCGGGCAGGGCTACGGCGTTGCAACTTATCAACTGTTCAAGCGGTACGGCACCGGCTCTTTCGCGGAAGACCGCCGCATTCGCAAGCCGGTGCCCAACACGGCGGCGGTCTTGCGCAACGGTGCCCCGGTCACGTTTGGCACGCTCGCCGGGCAGGCGACACTAGACAACACAACCGGCGTGCTCACGTTTATTGCTGACCAGACACGAACCATCAGCAGCCACATCGTTGGCGCTACACACCAGCTCACACTAGCCAGCGCATTTTCGCCCAACTTGGTCTCGGGCGGCCGAGTGTGGGTGACCGGCGTTACCGGCACCGCGGCCGCCGTGCTCAACAATCGCAGCCACTCGGTCACTGGCGTAAGCGGCGCCGTCGTTATTTTGGGCACTGCCACTAGCGGACTTACGGCTACTGGCGGCGAGGCCAGATTTTTTCCGCAGCCGACCGAGACGCTGACGTGGTCTGGCGAGTTTGACGTGCCGGTGCGCTTTGAGTCCGACGAAGCGCGCATCCAGATTATCGACCGCACGCAATCCGAGCTGTTATACGCATGGCAGACGCAGCTCGTCGAGGTGCGGGCATGAAGACCCTGACCACTGGTCTTCAAGACCATCTCGCGCAAGAGGTCACCACCCTGCGCACGCTGGTGAGAGTCACTCGCCGCGATGCGCAGGTGTTTGGCTTTACGGATTCTGACGACGATATCGAGTATCAGTCGGTCCTATACCGCGCGCGCAGCGGCGCCAGCGGATCTGCCGTCGTATCGGGCGCCGACCTGTCAACTGACAATCTTGAGGTGCTGGGCCTGCTGTCTGGCAGCGACATCACCGAGGCGGACCTGGAGGCGGGCGTTTGGGACGCCGCGCAGGTGACTGTGTCGCAGGTCAACGCGGCGAACCTGTCGCAGGGCGAACTAATGCTGCGCGTCGGCCAGTTCGGTGAGGTCGAGCGCGCCAACGGCACCTGGCGAGTCGAGGTTCGCGGCCTTACAAACACGCTGCAGCGGACCATCACTCGCACCTACCTTCCGACCTGCGATGCAGACCTGGGTGATGCGCGCTGCGGCGTCAACCTGACCTCACGCACCCAGAGCAACACCGTTGCGACCGTGCTTAGCGCGCGGCAGTTTGTAAGCCCAACCCTGCCTGGCGCTGCCGGTGTGTACGCTGGCGGCCGCCTGACATGGACCAGCGGCGGCAACGCGGGCCGGCAAATGGAGGTGCTCAACAACGACGGGGCGGGCGGTGTTCAGCTCGTTCTCGACATGCCAACCATCATTGCCGTGGCTGACCAGTTCACCATCGTCGAGGGTTGCAACAAGACGATTAATCACTGCGCCAACAAGTTCAGCAATGTCATCAATTTTCGTGGATTCCCACACGTGCCCGGCGTCGACAAGACTCTGCGCTACGGGGGCAGTTGATGAGCGTGACCTCACAACAGGTTGTGGCTGCCGCTCGCGGCTGGCTGGGCACGCGCTGGCAGCATCAGGCCAGCGTCAGGGGCGTGGCCTGCGACTGCGTGGGCCTAGTAGCTGGTGTGGCGCGCGAGCTGGGACTGCTGCACGCCGACCTGCCGCCCTACGAGCGCACTGCCGACGGGGCCACGCTCACCCGGCTGTGCGCGCAGCACATGCGTAGCGTGCCGCTGCCCAGCCTGCAGCCGGGCCACGTGGCCATGCTGCGCTTTGAGGCCTACCCCACGCATCTCGCAGTAGTGGGTGACTACGCCCACGGCGGCTTGTCGATCATTCACGCGAGCGCGCCCGCGCGTCGCGTTATCGAGCACCGGCTCGACGACCTGTGGTGGTTTCGACTGGTCAATGGGTTCGAGCTGCCGGGCGTGGAGTACGTATGAGCGACACTGCGGCGCGGAGTGGCCTCACGCTGATCGGTCAGGCTGCCGGGTCGTTTATCGGCGGGCCAATCGGCGCTGCCGTCGGCGGCACTATCGGTAACGCGGTAGGCTGGTGGCTCTTCCCCGAGCAGATCACCGCCGAGGGGCCGCGCTTGTCCGAGCTGACGGTGCAGGCGAGCACCTACGGCTTGACGATCCCGGTCGTGTACGGCCAATGGAGATTGACCGGCAACATCATCTGGGCCGCGGACATCCGAGAGACGCGTCAAGAGCGCGACGCAGGCGGCAAGGGCGGCCCGCAGCAGACGCAGGTCTCCTACACCTACGATGCGAGTTTCGCGGTGGGTCTGTGCGAGGGTCCAATCGCGGGCGTACTGCGCATCTGGGCCGACTCGCGCCTGGTATACGACGTGAGCGCCACCGCAGACGCCGAGGCGGTGGCCGCCAGTATCAACGTGGGCGACGTGATCACCGTCTACACCGGCACGCAAACGCAAATGCCGGACCCAACCATTGAGGCCGCGCTCGGCGTGGGCAACGTGCCCGCCTATCGCGGCCTGGCCTACGTCGTATTCCGAGACCTTGCCCTCGGTGACTACGGCAACCGGATACCCAATCTGTCTTTCGAGGTCATCGAGAACGGCGACCTGGAGCCCGGCTTTAGGGTGCTGGACGTGGCCGCGCCCACCGAGCCGCTGTACCGACTTAACGCCGCGCCACTCCGACAAGACCCGATCATCAGCACCTTTGGCGGCGGCATCATCCGCGTGCTGAGTTCTGGAAATATGGGGCAGACCCGGCTGTACGAAGTGACCGGCGCTTACATCGGCGCCACATCAGCGTCCGACGCCGAGTCCAACCTGCCGCCGTTTGCCGCGCTCGATTTTTACTATGGCGGTTGGCAGCTGGGCGAGTCCGGTTACACGTTGTACAACCGCACCCAGCCGCTACCACTCGGACGAGTGCTGCGCGTTGACAACGTAAGCGAGTCAATCCAGAGCCTTGAAATCGGTACGCCGATTCAAGGCTTGCAGTTGGCCGGTTTCGTCGCATGCGTTGACTGTCTGCACTACGTTGTGCTCACTACGTCAAATTTCCCGACGTCGACCAACTGGTACTTGTTCCGATGGAACGGCGTGGGGCCGGAGCTGGTACGCAGCGGTACGGTCGATGCGGTGAATGGCGAAGACATATACACCTTCGGCGTGTCTCCCGTCGATCAGTTTGTCGGCAGACGGGCTGCCTCCATGCTGGAGTCCGACCTCACGCACCTGTGGGTCTATCTCGGAGACGGTGATCTCGCGGTCTACAAGCTGGACCGCGACAACGTGCTGCGCCGCGTGTTGCTGTTCGATGGCTCGACCGCCCGTCGGCCGCGCTTGGAGTTTGTTACCGGCTCCGTAGCGCTCAACGCCGACCGCGGGCTGTGCTGCGTGCTCGGCACGACCGAACTTGACGTCACCCGCATCTACATGTACAGCCGCCTGACCGGCGGCAGCACCGGAACGCGCACGGTCTCGCAGGTGATTAATGGCCTGTGTCAGCGTGCGGGGCTGACGGTCGGCCAACTCTCGTCGTCCACGTTAACTGACCCCGTCATCGGGTATGGGGTCAGTCAGCCGCAGACCGCGCGCTCGGCGATTGAGGCGCTTAGCCGCGTGTACCCGTTCACTGGCGTGGAGAGCGGCACGCAGTTGAGATTTGCCGGCCGCAACAGCGCCGCGGTGGCGACCATCAACGCGGACGATCTGGGCGCCACGGCCGGCGATGATGTTGTCGATCTCGTAGTCTCCACGCGCGCGCAGGAAACCGACCTGCCGGCCCGTATGACACTACGTTACCGGGCCGTTGATGCAGACTATCAAGTCGGTGCGCAAAGCGCGCGCCGCATGATCACCGGCAGCGAGCAGGTGCTCGAGCTGGACATCCCGGTCGCCCTGACAGACCAGCGCGCGGCAGAGGCTGCGCAAGTGTTGCTGTCGGAAGCGTGGGTCGCCCGCAGCCAGCGTCAATTTGCGACCACGCGCAAATGGGCCTCGCTGGAGCCGGGCGACGTGGTCAACTTGGCGCTGCCGCAGACCACTTACACCGTGCGCATTGTGCGCAAGAGCGAGGCTGGCGGACTGGTGCAGTGGGAGGCAGTTGACCATTCGAGTGCGGCGTACACAACGAGCGTAGTAGCGGGGCAGACTCCGCCCGGCGTGCCCGTAGGCCTGCCAGCCGTTACGCAGTGCGAGATCATGGATCTGCCGCCTCTGCGCGACAATGATGACGACGGTGGCGTGTACGCAGCGGTCGTCCCAATCAGTGGCCGCCGCTGGAACGGCGCGCTCATTGAGCGGCGGCCCATCAACGTCGCTACCTGGCAAGCAGTAGAGACCGTCTATTCGGGCGGTACACTCGGCTGCATGGTCACGGCGCTGCCGCCGTTCTCGGGCGGCAACAGGTGGGACCAGTCCAGCGAGGCGCAGGTCGAGATGCTATCCGGCGCGCTGTCCAGCGTAACAGAGCTGGCTGTGCTCAACGGCGCTAACGCCGCGCTGATCGGCGACGAGATTGTGCAGTTCCGGGAGGCAACGCTGCTCAGCGGCACGACCTACCGGCTACGCGGTTTCCTGCGTCAGCGCCGCGCAACCACCGCAGAGGCGGCAACGCACACGGCCAACGAGCGATTTGTCCTGCTCGATGCGGCCAGCCTGCGGCGGATCGAAGTGTCTCTAGGAGAGGTGGGCTACACGTTCGTCTACACCGCCGTCACGCTGGGGGGGCGGCGTGACCTCATGTACAGGCAGACCGTCAAACACACCGGCCGGGCGATCAGGCCCCTGAGCCCGGTGCTGCTTAACGCAGTGCGGGGCGCGGACGACAGGCTGCGTTTTAGTTGGACCCGCCGCGCACGGATTAATGCGGCCTGGAACGATTTTGCCGACGTGCCGCTCGATGAGCCAGATGAGCTTTATGACGTTGAGCTCGTTACTAACGACGTTCTTGCCCTCCGATTGCTGTATCTGCCCGACTGGGATCGCCGCGAAGTGGAGTGGACATTAGGCCAGCAGATCGCCGCGACTAACCAGCCGGTGCAGCAGGTGGTGCTGCGCGTGTGGCAGAAGAGCAATCGCGTCGGCCGGGGTGAGCTGGCCGAGGCGGTGGTCAGTGCGCCCCTGATGCCGTTTATCCGCGACTGGAACGACAACCTGGTCACCGCACAGACGGTCTTTGGACCCAGTGCCACGCACAGCGTTGTGTCCGGTGTTTTCCAGATCACCGCACTCGGAAACGGCTGGAGCCGCCTGGATCAGGCGTACTCGGTGTCGGATTTTCGACTTGAACTGGACGTCATCACCAGCGGGTCCGGGTTTGCGGGGGTCGTGTACCGCACGACGGGTTGGTCCGGCAGTGGCGGCATGTACGCTTACCTGGTGACCATTTTCAGCACGGCCGGAGGGATCAACGTCACGCTCTACCGGGGCGCCAACTCGGCCGCAGGGGGCGCCGATACGACGGTGTCTCAGGTGTTCGTGCCGGGTCCGTCAACGGGCACATTTCGGCTTGCGGTCGCGGTCACCGGCAACACGCACCAAGTCAGCGTCAACGGCCTGCTGCGCATCAACGCCGTCGACAGCATTTTCCAGTCTGCAGGTCAATTTGGTCTTTACGCCTACGCCGCCACCATGCAATTCGACAATCTTCGCATCGACTACTAAGACTAAGGACACCCATGGCCGACAGCAGCGGATTCAGCCTGCCCGACTTCATCTCCGAAAATCAGGCGCAAAAAGAGGTCACGGCCAACGGCTTTTTCGACGCGGGCAGCCCGGCGATTTTGTTCGGCCGCCGCGTATCGACCTCCGGATTGCTCACCTGGGGATTCTTTGGCGGCGAGTTGCTCGTCGACGGCGTGCTCACGGCGATCAACAACGGTTCCGTTGCGCTCACCGTTAGCGCGACCAATTTTATTGAGGCGACGCGCGCAGGCGCGGTCAGTGCTAACACCACTGGATTCACCGCCGGCCGCATCCCGTTGTATGAGGTGGTGACCAACGCAACAACCACCACGTCCTGGACCGACCGCCGCGCATGGGTTCAGCCTGCACACGTTGCCGGCCTGCTCGCGCGCGCGATGGCGACCGACGCCAACATCACCCTGACTGCCGCCGAGGCGCGCAACCAGATCCTGCGCATCACCTCCAGCGTCAGCCTAACCGCCACTCGCAACGTGGTCGTGCCGCTGGCACCGCAAATCTGGGTCGTGGACAACAGCACAACCGGCGGTCAGTCCCTGCAGTTCATCGGCGCGACCGGCACTGGCGTGACTGTAGCCAATGCGCGTCGCGCGGTGATATTTTCGGACGGTACGAACATTGTGCGCGCCAGTCCGGATCAGGCGTAAATTCCCGATGTGCTTCCCATCTACGAAAGGTGCATCATGATGACTCGACTTCGGCGCCGGCTTGCGTCCATCTTCATACGGCTTGCATATCGCGTGCGGCCGTCGTCCGACACAGTGTCCTCCGCGAAAGGCGGTCTTGGCGGCCCCGGTGCTGCGGATGCTGCCGCCCCGCGCAATTTGACCGCGCCAGCGAAGGGCGGTCTTGGCGGTCCCGGTGCTGCGGACGATTGACGCGCGCATAGCGCTGTGCGTCGTGGTCGCTGTATTGACTGCCGCAGACCTGCATTACGTGGTCGCGGCGCAGTGGCCGGACGCTGAGGCATGGCGCATCGCGCGGCGCGCCAAATACGTAGCGGACGGAGCGGCGCACGCGCTGCTGCTCGCCATAGTGCTGTACCTGTCGCAAAAGGTCATGCGCGGCCGGGCGCTGATCGTCTGCGCCGTCGCGGTGCTGTACGGTGCGGCGCATGGCGTCATGCAAGCCGCCTGCGGATACGCGGCCTACTTCATGGACCGACCCGCGGTGCGCGCCGCCGGCGGCTTGTGCGAGCGCGCCAACGGCTGGGAGCTGATCGTCATGTGTGTCGTCGTCCCGATCGCAATTGCCCTCGTCTGGAGGCGCCGACATGGCCGCCGCTGAATCAACCGCCTGGCCGGCGGCGGCGGCCGCGTCACTCGCCGCATCCACAATGGGGCAACACTGGTTGCTCCTTGGCGTGCCGCCGGCAGTGTGGTTTGCCTGCGTCGCCGGCGCGATATGGGGCGCGACCTGGTTCGAGTCGCACCGGCCGGTTGCGCGGCCGATTGCCATCATCGCTAACTTTGGGGCAGGCCTCGTGCTATCGACCGGCCTCGACGAGTACGCCAACCTGGGCACCTGGGCGCACGCAACCGCCGGATTCGTGGCCGCCGCGTGGCCGGTGATGATTGCGCAGGCCGTGCGCGACTCGATCATCGGGGCAATCCACAAGATCGTCGGCCGCGAAGGCGGGAAACAATGATGACCGCTCAGTACGCCCTGTGCTTTGCGCTGCTCTGGTGGGCCGTCGTGCGCAGCGGGCACATGGGGCCGCGCACTCCGTTAATCGACAAATGCGCCCTGGCCGCTTTAGGCGGGGCCGCGGCTGCGTACATCGTCGAGCTGCACCAGTACGGCAGCCCACATATCGGCGCCCCGCTGCTGCTGCTCGGCGCAGCGTTGTGGGTGCTGCCGCCGACCGTGCGCTGCTGGCTGTGCAGCATCAAGTCGTTCCGGCACGTACTCAGGCAGGCCAACGTGGAGTCGCGCAATGATCGATGACGACGATCCGCCCTGGCTAGAGATCGCCCGCACTTACGTCGGCGTGCGCGAGATCCCGGGACCACAGCACAACCCGGTTATCGCGCGCTGGCTTCATGGCCTGCGCGCGTGGTGGCACGATGATGAGACGCCCTGGTGTGGCACCTTCGTCGCCGCGTGCCTGCAGCAGGCCGGCCACCCCGTGGCGCGCCACTGGATGCGCGCCCGCGCGTGGCTGGACTGGGGCCTGCCGATCGGCGTCGGCGCGCTGGGTGCTGTGGCGGTGATCAAGCGAGGCGACAACCCGCAGCAGGGACACGTGGGCTTCGTGGTCGGATGGTCCGCGGAGGGGCGGCTGCTGCTGCTCGGCGGCAACCAGTCCGACGAAGTTAACGTCCGCGGGTTCGCCCCGGACCGGCTGCTGGGCTACCGCTGGCCGCTCGGCTACCCGGCGCCGACCGCGCCTGCGCCGCACCTGACGCGGGTGGCGCAGATGTCCGCCAGCGAGGCGTAGCCCGCGGCACAATGTCAAGCGGAGATTTAGCCATGACGAAAAAACAACACGTCTACCGTTACCGCAGCGCGGTCACCGGCCGCTGGGTCACCTCAGACTACGCCCGCCGCTACCCCGCGCGCACTGTGCGGGAGCGTGTGCGATGACGCTCAGCATTCAGCTGGCCGCCGCCGCGGCCGCGCTGGCCGTAGCGTTTGGGGCCGGCTGGCAGATCAACGGCTGGCGGCTTGAGGCTGGGGAGATGGATCGCGTCGAGAATGCCGTTCGAGCGCGCGAGGCGGGCTTGGAGCGCGTTGCCGGCGTGTCTGCTGCATACCAGCAGGTCGCGGCTGAACTGCGCCGACTGGACGCTGTAAATCGCGTGGAGACGATCCGTGAAACAAATCGCGTGGAGTATCGCTGTCAGCTGCCTGCTGACGGCCAGCGGCTGCTCGACGACGCCGTCGGCGCCGCAAACAGTGCGGCCACAGGCCGACCTGCTGCAACCGTGCCCGCTGATCGCCAGCCGCCCCCTGGCTGACCTGGGCGAGCTGCTGCTGTGGACGCGCGATCTGGTCGCGCAGTACGGCGAGTGCGCCGCCCGCCAGCGCGCGTTAGCCGATGCGGTCAGATAGCTGGGGTTGCTGCCTAACTTTCGACCTCCAGTGCCGAACAAATCTCCCTAAGCTTGTCTCCTTGCTGCTTACGTGCGGCGGCCCATGCGGCGTCCCATGCAGCCCATGCGGCGCCCCCTGTAGCGGCCTGTGCGGCAGCGGCCTCTTCGGCGGCCCGTGCGGCGTCCAATGCGTCCCCTGCGGCGGCCCGTACAGCCCGTGCGGCGCCCCGTGCGGCGTCCCCTGCGGCGGCCCGTACAGCCCGTGCGGCGGCCCTCCGTGCGTCTGACAGTTCGGCGTCGCTTGCCTCCCCGTTCGCGTACCGTTCCGCAACATCTAATGCCGCCAAGCTGCGCGGGTCTCGCATTAGATGCTGCCCCTGCCGAGCACACCATACTGCATACAGCCTGATTTCACGGTCTCGGCCTTTGACGGCCCGCAGGCACGAAAGCGCGTCGTCTAGTCCGTTGCTGTCCAGGATCGTGACAATTCGCAGCGGCTCGTCATCGGCCTTGGTCTTGCCAAGGTGAAGTAGCAGCTTGCGCCAGCCGTCAGGGCAGAGATTATGCTTTTTGATAGCTTTGAGCGTGGTAATCATTTCCGACCTCCATCGATTGCCGCCCACAGTTCCGGAACCCGCTGCGCTGTAACCGTTAGCTCGCTCGGCATCGGGTAATGCCGCAGCAGCGCATACAGGCGGCGCAGCGCTTCTCGTGGCACGCGCACGGTATCGCCGTTGCCGTGCATGTACGGCTCTAGCCGCTGCACGGCTCGGGCCATCTCAACCACAGCGCGCGTTCTTTCGTTCGGCGTTGTCATCGTTCTTCCTTCGCGCGCCCCCTGCTGAGCAACCGCCCGCTACCCGCAGCGCAAATCCAAACGTCGTCCTGCGGCCGCTGTCCCGCGAGCATCAGCGCGCGCTCCCCTTCGGCGCACAGACTGACCGCGGCATGGCGCTCCGCCTGCGCCAGCAATAGCGCGTCGCGCTGTCCAATCGACATCCCCCACGGCCAGATCACAAGCGCGGCAGCCACGCCAGCCACCGCCAGGCCGGTCGTAAATCCGGCGGCGTACTCAATGCGTTCGATAAGCAGCTTCACGAGCCGGCCCCCGCTGCGCGCCGGGCGCGGGCGCGCTGACCGTGGCACTGCTTGCAGTACGCATGCAGAGTTTGCCGACCGCGGTTGACCATCGAGTAAAACTGCGCGACCGGCTTAACCTCGGCGCAGTCTGGGCAGCGCTTTTCCTCGGGCAGTACTGCGGGCGTCGTTGCGTGTGTCTGGCGCCCCCGGCTCGGCGCGGCGGCGGGACGCCGGTCGTCTAACTGGGTGGCCGGCGGCATCGTGACGCGGCGCGGCTCGCGCACAAGCTCAAAGCCGGGATGGCTGAGCTGCACCGCGACTACGGTGATTCCGTGTCCGTCTCGGTCGGGCTGGCCGACGTAGTAGCGGTGCAGCTCGGTGCCGGGATAGCGGCGGCGGAAGCAGATCATTCGGTTAGGCCCCCGCCTTCATCACCGCGTCCATGTGCTCGCGGGCCAGTGCGCGCAGGGCCTCGCGGCGCTCCTGCACGCTCAGAATCTGCTTGATGTCTGTCGCCAGTTCGGCTGCCATGTGGTTCACCATGCGCTCGGCCAGCTCAGCCTCGATGCGCTCCACCACCCGCCGGCGCACGCGGTCGGCGTCCACTAGGCGCCACATCTCGGCCATCCACTCAGCCGGCACCTTGACGCGGCTTTCGTAGTTCGGCAGCAGCCATTGGCCGCTGCTCACATGGTGCAGCACAGCCTTCTCGGCGGCGGCTTTCACTTGCGTTTCAAAGTCGGTCATCGTCTTTCCTTTGCTTCGTTCAACATGGGGCCTAACTACATCGGAACTTTTTGGCGCTTTGCAGCACCTTCCGAATGCTGTCTCCTAGTAGTTAAGCGGGTCGGAATCGTCATCGCTCAGGCAGTGTCGCCGGCTCGTGGGCAGGTCTGCCATCCGGGTAGTCATGCGTCCTCCCACCAGATCACGTCGCAGCCGCGCACGCGCGCGCAGTAGACCGCGCGGCCGGCTACGTTGTCGATCTCGCTGTACTCCGACTGCCGCTGGTCTAGCCACGCGCGCAGATTGCCGGGGTGTTCGAGCCGGATTGCCGGGGGTGCGGGCGGCACGATGTAGATGTTGCGCACGCGGGCGCCTACGCTGCACAGCGTCTCGGCAGCTTCGCGCGCAAGCTGGAGCGGGGACAGCGTGCTCATAAGCGCGTCTAGTCGCTCGGTGTCAATGTTCAGAGGGAAGCTCATCCGATGATCAGCCGGTCGCGTTTAACGATGCGGGCGCCCTGCACGTCCTGCCCGCTCTTGATTGCCACTTTGATGCCGGTCTTGTCCGGCTCGCGCGTCGTCTTCACGCGCATAAATTGCTCGGCTAGCAGCGACTGGTCGTAGACCTCTACTGACTCGTCGCGGCCCGGATAGAGTCGCACGCGCAGCAACTTGTCATCGCTGGCAATCTCGGTGATGCCTGCCGTGCGCATACAGTCGGCCAGGTAGCTGCGCAAATGCACGGCGCGCGAGCGCATTGCCTTCACGCGCCGGCTGATCTCGTCGATGCGGTTTTCGATTGCATCGGCTTCCAGTTCGCGCTGTGCGATATACGCGGCTACGGCCGCGCCCTTGCGCTCGACCAGCTCGCGTGCTGTGCCGTACTCGGCAGGCAGTTCGCCGGTTTCGGGGTCGATCTGATCCAGGGCGGCGGCTAATTCGGTCGCGGCCTGGTAGAGGGTCACATTCATGATTCAATTCCTAGTTATGGCGCAGCCCGCTTTGCCACCCGCTGCCGCCTGCGGGCAATCTTGGCGGCGGCTTCTTTCACTTCGGCGTGATCATCGGGGTGCGCATAGATCCCGCGCACTTCGGTAGTCGGCACGTCTGCCAGCTTGCGGCGCTCGCGCAATTCGCGCTGCCGCTCGGCGTTGGTCTTGGCTGCCGTCACTTCCAAACTTCGGGATAGTGTTTTGTAGGCAGACGGTGCCGCAGAAGACGCAGCAACGTAACGTGCGCATACTCGATGTCGTCGCGCATACGCTGGCTTTTGCCGGGTTCAAGCCTATCAAGGCGCGCCTTGCTCCACATCGAAATTTCGCGGTATGCCAACAAAATGCCTTCATGAAACCCTCGGTCGAACTCGCTGCGGTCATCAGGGCTTTCGCCCTGGCGCTCAGTCGCGCCCGACATAAAGGGCCTCCATGGTTTTGTCGGCCTGGGGCCGCTGCGCCCACAGCACATCCATGCGCTCAAACGCAAGGGCCTTGGTGCCGTAGCCGATGCCGGCCTCGGCTACGCCGTCAACAGTGACGACCCAACGGTTTTGGTTGTTGACGACGATTTGGCGGGTGTTGAGTTGCATGCTGTTCTCCGGTTTGTGTGTTGCGATGGGTGCTATTCTGCCATCGTTACGCGTAACGTCAAGGGGTCTAAGCAACTATTTTTGACTGTTACATCTGCGTTCGCACACAGCGCCATAACACGCTAGTCAACCGGCCGCCTGACGGCGCCGGTTACCAGCACGTTAGGCATCACCACCATCGGACAGCGGCGCCAGCTTGTCGAGCTTGCACATCCACAGGCTGCAACGCGGGCACAGTTCGCCGCTGTAGTCCCGCGGCAGTCGCTCCATTGCGCACTGCCTGAGAATGTGTGTGTACTCGCCGCAGTTGCACGGCGCGTGGCCTTGCTGGTATTGGTTGCAGTATGCGAGCCACGCAAGCGTTTCACTCATTTTCGACCTCCATCGATTGCCGCCCACAGTGCCGGAACCCGCTGTGCTGTAATCGTCAGTTAGGCGCTACTTAGCGCTCGACCAGTCACAAGACACGCCACGACCGGGGCCATTGCCGAACGTCACCACGCATCGGGTGCCGTCGTCCATCGTCACGGGCACAACGTGGGTCACATAGTTGCCTCTGGCAACAAAGTTGCGCCAGCCATTCGGCGTCTCTGCGTCCGTGCGTTCGCCTACGCTGCATCCTGCGCACGCGAGAACCAGCGCAGCAACAACCGCGCGCCTAACCCCTCGCTCAACCGGATGGTAGAGGGTCACATTCATGATTCAATTCCTAGTTCGGTCGCTGCGTATGCCTGTATGCGCGTCACGTAGTCGGCAAACTCGTGCACGCTCAGGGTCGTTGTGCTGATAGGCGTTTGTCCGCCGCCCGGCATGTCTTCGCGGCCGATGTACTGGCCGGCAAAGTGGGCATGCCATGCCTCGCTGCTGTACTGCCTGCCGTCGATCCATGCTTGCTCGCTGATCTCGCGCAACAGCGCCCAGTACAGGCGATTCTGCTGCACGTTTCGTTTGGCCTTGTGCTCCGTGACGTGGACGGCCAGCGGCCGGCCGTCCCGCGCCATCGCGCGCGCGTTGGCTTTGAGGAACGCTGAGAGAGCGCGGACGTGCGTCTCGTCACGGAGCACGAAGACTCGGTTTACCACGGGATGTCGTCATCCATTGCGGCCATTCCGCTATCAGACGGCGCAGATGCTGCTGCGGCCTGGTTGACGCTAGGCTTCTTCTGCCATTCGGCGCAGCCGCGGATCGTCTCCTGCAATTTCTCGCTGAATGCCTCGAACAGCGTCATGTCGGGCTCCGTCACGTCGAACAATTGCAGCGCAGACACGGCAGCCGGCACGCTGTCGCGCATCGCCTTCGGCACCGGGCTGATGCTGGCGACGTTCGAATAGGTCTTACCGTCGCGGGCGTCGTGCTTGACGTTGATCAGCGCGGGCACGCCGAGCAGCTTGGACACATCAAAGCCGGCCAGCTCCTCCGGCGTGAATGCGCGACCGCGCCAGGACTCGAGGTCAGCTCGCAGGATGGACTTTTCACCGAGACTCAGCGTGTACCGCTTGCTGATAATCAACGGTTTCCCGTCGTCGGTCTTGAGCGGCGTGCCGTCTTCGTCCTCGCCGTGCAGCTCCCATGTCAAAGCCACTTTTCGGGCCGGCGGCTTGGGCTTGCCTTGGTACTCACGCGGCTGCGTGCCCAAGTCGATAACCCGCACACACCGGCCGGTGTGGACGCCTTGCGGCACGGGCCGAAAATCTCCGCCGCCGGTGTCAGATGCAATCAACGCCATGTTCTTTCTCCATCCCACCGTCACGGGCCGCGGGGCGCCTCTCTGGAATGCCAGCCGCCCATCGCAGGGCGGCAATCTCGTCTTGCGTCAGTTTGCGGGTGGACGCGGCGCGCAGCGCCTCGTCGCATATCCGCTCAATGTCGGTTGTGTAATCAGTCATGGCCGGCCTCGAGGAAGGCGCGCACGTGGAGCCCGTTGATGTGCGCACGCCACGTGGCGTGCAGGTAGGCGGGATGCTTGGGCCCGGCGTTCAGCGCGACGAGGCGCCAGAATAGGTACGCAAGTAGCGCTGTGACCGCATGCAGCAAGCTCATTGCCTGATCTCCAGGCATGCGAACAACAGCGCCGCCCACGTGGTCACGCCGATCACAGCCAGTGCCAAATCGGTCCATTCGGCCGGCCTGTTCAGTTGGCGCAGCGAGTCCATGCGGCTTTTCGTGGCGTTGTCAGTCATGGCACCGTCACGGCGGGGGCGGCCTCAGCGGCCTCGATCAGCGCGCGGGCCATCGCAAGGGCCTCATTGCGAGTCAGCACACCCGACAAGTTGGCGCCAGCGCGCGACAGGTTGAGGAAAACGGCATCGTTCTTGCCGGCCGACAGCGTCGACCAGGGCGCGACGTAAATGCGTAGTTCGGTTGCGTCGACAGACCGCGTGCCGTCGTCGTCGCGCTCGATCAGCGGGCCAACCATCACAGCCTCCTGAGTCGTTGCTGGATGGCGAGTTGCAGTGCGCCCAGGCGAGCGCACTCGACCGCCTCGTCCGGCCGCGCAGCGCCGCGATCAAGCGCGCAGTACAGTCGCGCTTCGGCGTCCCGCTGGGCGGCGGTAACTGCGGCACGTTCGGCCAGCAGATCGGCAGCCGTCAGGTCGTCGTGCTGAATCTGATAGATCGATCGCATGTGCTACCTCGAGTCGTTCGATGGAGGGCATTAAACAGCACGTTTCGTCGCGTGTCAACAGTCCGTGTATTACACGCTGTGTTGACAGACCACATAAACGTAGTGTTTAATCAAGCATGTTCATCCGCGCATTAACACCCATGAATAGCACCCCTTCTGAAGCGCTCGACGAGGCGATCAAGCAGACCGGCGGGACCAAACAGCTTGCCGACCGGCTCGCTGTGACCGTTCAGGTGGTCTCCAACTGGCGCGCCCGCGGGGTGCCAGCCGAGCGCTGTCCGGACATTGAGCGCGTAACTGGCGTGCGCTGCGAGCGTCTGCGGCCGGACGTTGATTGGGACGTACTGCGCGTCGCTGGTCGCAATACGGAAGGATGAGGATGGACGAAGAACTGACTAAGGCCCTGCACTCTGCGACGTTTGCAACGCAAGAGCTACAGCAGGCACTGAAGACCTCGGACGCGGTGGCCGCGCTGGTTCTCCTGCCGATGATTGCCGACGCGGCACGATTGGCGCAGCAGATCAGCGGGTTGATTCACGCGAGGGCCGACCGTGGCTGAGAAAGTGGTGATCGGCAACGCGGAACTGTGGCACGGCGACTGCCTCGATGTGCTGCGCACTCTGCCGGATTGCAGCGTCGACAGCATTGTGAGCGACCCGCCCTATGGGTTGACGTTCATGGGCAAGCGCTGGGATTACGACGTGCCCAGCGTCGAGGTGTGGCGCGAGTGCCTGCGGGTGCTGAAGCCCGGCGGCCATTTGCTCGCATTTGCCGGCACCCGCACGCAGCACCGGATGGCGTGCCGAATTGAGGATGCGGGCTTCGAGATCCGCGACATGATCGCCTGGGTGTACGGCAGCGGATTCCCCAAGAGCCTGGACGTGAGCAAGGCGATAGACAAGGCGACTGGTGCGGAGCGGGAGGTGGTGGGGTTTGACGCTCGCAAGGCCACCCAGCAGACGCGCGCCGTCGACACACCGGCGTATGGCGACTACGCCGGCAACCCGGGAGCCATCACCGCCCCCGCGACAGACGCCGCCCGCCATTGGCAAGGCTGGGGCACCGCCCTGAAGCCCGCCCTGGAGCCAATCACCGTCGCCCGCAAGCCCCTGACCGGCACGGTGGCCGCAAACGTGCTGGAGCATGGTACGGGGGCGCTGAATGTGGATGGGTGCAGGGTGGGGACAGAAACTGTTGGATGGAATGGCTTAGGCGAAACGCCGCGAAACGTATACATGGGAGGATGGTCAGCAGATGGCATTGCTAGGCCAACCATCGGCCGCTGGCCCTCCAACCTGATCCACGACGGGAGTGAGGAGGTGCTGGCGGCGTTTCCGCAGCAGACCAGCGGAAGCCGCGCTGCTGGCGTCCGCAAGGGTGTCGGCTACGGGAGCAGCGCCAAGGGCGACGGCGGCCCGGCCATCGAGGGCAGCAGCGGCAGCGCCGCCCGGTTCTTCTACTGCGCCAAGGCGAGCAAGTGGGATCGGGATGAGGGGTGCGAGTGGCTGGAGGAACGAGATCGTGCGGACCAGTCTGCTTGGGTGCGGAAATGCAACGTCTGCGGAGACACTTTTTGTGACCCACAGACAAGCAGGCCCCATTGCGGCCACGACGATTTTTCTTTTGTCTCGCCGTCCCCGCGACGCAACCACCACCCCACCGTGAAACCCACCGACCTGATGCGTTACCTCTGCCGCCTGGTCACGCCACCTGGCGGCGTGGTGCTGGACCCGTTTATGGGCAGCGGCAGCACGGGCAAGGCCGCCATGCTGGAAAGCTTCGGGTTCATCGGCATTGAGCGCGAGGCGGAATACGTTGAGATCGCTAAAGCGCGCATAGCCCGCGCCCAGGCCCAGGGGCAGCTTCTGTCGCCCGAAGAACCGCGCGAATGCGTGCAGGAGGGACTGTTGTGAAACCTAACTGGGACGTGCTGCGCGTCGCCGGCCGCAATGCGGAAAACCGCGCGAAGAACGGGAAGGACTATGAATGAGTTGGCTCTTTTCGCAGGCGCTGGTGGCGGAATACTCGGCGGGCACTTGCTCGGCTGGCGAACTGTCTGCGCTGTCGAGTGGGAGCCCTACGCCGCAAGCGTTCTTGCCGCCCGACAGAATGACGGCCTTCTCCCGCCCTTCCCGATTTGGGATGACGTTCGCACCTTTGACGGACGAGACTGGCGCGGCGTTGTTGACGTGGTATCGGGCGGATTCCCTTGCCAAGACATCAGCGTTGCGGGCAAAGGCGCAGGAATTGATGGTTCCCGATCCGGCATGTGGCACCACATGGCGCGAATCGTCGGTGAGGTTAGACCTCGATTCGTTTTCGTGGAGAACTCACCTCTCCTTGTGGGACGAGGACTTGACCGAGTTCTTGCCGACCTTGCCCGCCTGGGGTTCGATGCGCGATGGTGTGTTATGGGAGCAACTGCCGCAGACCTTCCACACGGGCGCGAAAGGTTCTGGATGGTGGCCCACGCCCGTGAAGTTCGACGCGAACCTACCAAGCATGATGCCAAAAAATGGCGACACCACAAGGACCGACATGCACGGGAAAGCTCGCAAGGTTCTAAGAGATGGCCGCACCGCTTCGATGGGACTTTCCCGCCTCATCATCTACATGACTGGCAAATTCCCGAAGGTGGAAGCGTTCGAGGAATTGATGGCCTGGCCGAATGGATGGACCGCGTTAGCGCCGTTGGAAACGGACAAGTTCCAACAGTGGCGGCACGCGCATGGAACCTGATGACGGCAGAGGGATGAAACCTAACGAACTGTTCGACCGCCACGGTATGCCCACCCGCGAGGCGGTAGGCGTCCGGCTGAAACGTGCCGGCCAGCAGCGCGCGCTTGAGTCAAGCCGCCCGGATTGGGGCGAGCAGATCAGCGCGGCCTTCCGCCGGTGGGCGGCCAATCGCGTTGGCGCAGACATCTGCATCGAGGATTTTCGCGAGCAGGTTCCCGCCAGCCTGTACCCGGCTACGCACAAGGGCTGGGGCGCATTGCCGCGCGTCCTAGTCGCCGCGCGCTTGATCGCGCCCCGAGTGGATAGCGAGGGCAATGCGATCTATAGGCCGGCGCGCAGCCAGCGTACCCATGCCCATCCTGTCAGGATCTGGAGGGTGCTTTGAGCCGCATCCGCCGCTGGCACGACCGCGTTGCGGCAATGGGCTGCATCTGCTGCCGCCTGATGGGCCGCGGCGCCGACGTGCCGGCCACGATCCACCACATCCGCGAAGGCGAGGCGGCCGGCGCCGGGCAGCGCGCCGATGATGCGCTGGTGGTCCCGCTGTGCCCTGACTGCCATCAAGGGCCGAAGGGCGTGCATGGCGACAAGACCTATTTGCGCATCATCAAATGCAGCGAGCTGGATCTGCTGGCGATGGTGATCCGCGAAGCGATGCGTTAATTGGCCTTGCCGCGCGTGGACGTTTGCGGCACAATGAGGATGCGGGGACATGCGGCCGGCCGCCGCCGCCTTGTCCATCCAAGGCTCACCCGCCCAATTCAATCCGCCGATGGAGGCGCGTCAGTGTCTTTTGCATACCTGCCGCTGTTTACCGGAGACTACCTCCGGGACACGCAGCACCTCTCGATGTCCGAGCATGGTGCTTTCTTGAAGCTCCTGATGTTTTGCTGGGACCAAAAAGGCCCGGCGCCGCTCGACGAGCGCAAGCTGTGCGGGATTGTCAACGCCAGGTCAGGCGACGAGGTGGAGGCCCTTCGCCGCGTGCTTGGCGAGTTCTTCGTCCGAATGGAAGACGGCTATTACAACAAGCGCATGCAGCGCGAGGTGGAGCGCAGCGAGGTTTTGAGCCGCTCGCGATCCGATGCGGGCCGGAAGGGATACGAAGCAAAAGCCAAGCAATTGCCAAGCAAAAGCCAAGCAATTGCCAAGCAAGAGCATCTAACCCCATCCCCATCCCCATCCCTATCCTCAACCCAAGACCAGACCAAAAAGACAAAGAGCACGCTCGGCGTTGCCGAGCTTGTGTCGATGGGGGTGGACAGGCAACACGCGGAGGACTGGCTAAGGGCAAGGAAGGAAAAGCGCCTGCCGCTGACGCAGACCGCCCTGGACGACGTTAACGCTGAGGCGACAAAGGCCGGCCTGACGCTGCCCCAGGCCATTGCCAAGGCCGCCGCCAAGGGATGGGGAGGCTTTAAGGCGTCATGGCTGCTGGAGGATGCCGCACGCACCACCAAGACCCCGCCGGTGGGCCGTCAGGCCGCGCTGGAGGAACGCAACCGACAGGCTGCCCAAGATTGGCTGCGCATGAAAGAGGCTCAAGATGCCGCTGCGACAAGCTGACCGCTCCGATTTTTCGGAAATGCTGACCTACGTCGGCGCGCTGTACGGCCGAGACATGTCGCCGGGCGTGATCGACCTGTACTGGTCCGCGTTGCAGCAATTCGACCTGTCAGCCGTTCGCCAGGCGTTCGACCGGCACGTGAAATCGCCGGACGCCGGCCAGTACATGCCAAAGCCAGCGGACCTGATCCGCATGATGGGCGGCACCAGCCAGGACGCTGCGATGCAGGCGTGGGCTAAGGTGGAGCGCGCCGTCCGGCGGGTCGGCGGCCACGAGTCCGTCGTGTTCGATGACGCGATTATTCATCGCTGCGTCGAAGACATGGGCGGCTGGGTCAAGCTGTGCGCAACGACCGAGGAGGATCTGCCGTTCCGCGCGCGCGACTTCCAGGCCCTTTACCGAGGTTTCGCCATGCGCCGCGAGGCGCCCCCCTACCCGGCGCACTTGATCGGCCGCTTTGAGGCACAAAACCGGATGGCCGGGCAGCAGGTCGCCGAACCGGTGCTGATCGGTAACCCCCACGACTGCCGCCAAGTGCTGAGGTTGTCCACTCGTAACCCCGTGCAGATTACGCGGGCCGCAGATGCTGTTCCGATGCTGATGGAATGACATGCCGATGGCAGACACCCACATAACCATCCCGATGGCGCGGCTGGTCGAGCTTGAGACGGCCGAGCGCGAACGCGACATTCTGCGGAAGCGGTGGAAAGCAAAGGCAATTGCCGCGTGCAACAGCGCAGGTGATGGCCCGGACAACGGATGCTGCCCGACGTATTGGGAGGAAGCGCGCGAGGCCTGCATTGCGGCCATTAAGCGGGCCTAACGTTCGAGCTAACCTGACCAAAGGGGCAGCAGATGAAGCATGACGAAGCCACGGCGCAGCCTGCCCCTTTGGGTCAGGGTGAGCGAGGGGTTGGGCCGCACGCCGAGGTGGCCGAGCGCCACTTGCAGGCGATGCCGGACGGCACGCGCATGGTGCAAGCGTTTGGCACGTCGATGGCCCATGCAGCGGCGGCTCTGCAAGCGTTGGGCACGGCGGCTAAGGCGCTGGAAGAAGAGACTAAGGCGATGCTGGAAGCGCGCCGCGCTCGGCAGCCTTGGTGGCGCCGGTCATGGCGCTGCGACTGAGCCGGGCAGTTCCCCGGCGTCCGCTTGAGCGCCTAGATGGGCGCAGGAGAAAGAAATGTTAAAGATGTTGGAATCACTCACGAAGGCCGCGACTGCGGTCGTGACGGTGCCGGTCGCGGTAGTGGCCGATGTGGTGACCTTGGGCGGCGTGGTGACGAAAAGGGAAAAGCCATACACCGCCGAGGCTGTGTCCGACATGGTGCAGAACCTGAAGGACGCAAGCAGACCCGAACGTTAGGCGTGTAGCCGGAGCGATACATGGGGCGATTGCCGCCGATGCTTTGCAAACCGCACCGCGTGCCGGAGTGCCCGCAGTGCAAGAAGGGGAAGACGATGGCTGATGGAGAAGTGGCTGGCGACGTGCGCCAGCTGCGCCAGATGCTTGCCGACTGCGAGCAGTACCTGAAGGAAGGCGAGACGCCGGCACAGCGCATAGAGCGTGAGCGGCGCGACACCGAAGCCGTGCTCAACCTCCTGATCCGCGAGAAGCGGAAGACGGAACGCATGCGCGAGACGTTGCAGCAGATCGCGCAGCATTTCAGCAGCGAGTGGCCCGAGCGCTGCCAGTCTAGCGTCCTGGCCGCGCGTGCGGTGCTGAATGAATACGCCTAACTGCAAAACGTCAGGGAGGCATGGCATGAGGCGCGCGGCAAAAGTTGACAGCAACCACGCGGAGATCGTCGCCGCCTTGCGGCAGGTAGGCTGCTCGGTGCAGTCGCTGGCCGCCGTTGGCGCAGGCTGCCCCGACCTGCTCGTCGGCCGGGGCGGCAAGGCGTGGCTGCTCGAGGTCAAGGCCGAGCGCGGCCGAATGACGCCCGATCAAGTCGTCTGGTTTGGGCTCTGGGGTGGTCCGCCCGTCGTCGTGGTACGGTCGGCCGAAGATGCGCTCCAAGTCGTCGGGGGCAGCTACGTTGCGTGATGACGCTGACGTTGTGCGCATCGAGGATGCCCTGGACGCCAGGCTCAAGGAATGGGGCAGGTGGGCGCGACAGCGGTCCTGGCTGTCATCGTGCCGCTCAATCGAGGGCCGCTATCGGCCTGAGGCGGGCGAAGTGTGGGATCGAGACCCCAAGCCGTTGCCAGTTGACGCGCTGGAGGCGTGGCGGGTGGAGGTCAACTGGCGCTACCTGCCGTGGCGCGAGCGCATGATGCTCCGCGCGTACTACGTTACCGCCCCCCGGTCGTCCGTACCGGCGTGGGAGCGGCACAAGCGCGACACCTGCCGCAAGCTCGGCTTGCATCGAAGCGAGTTCGCATACATGGTGCAGCGCGGCGCGGTGATGCTTGACAACATCTTGCAATCTGATTATTGCCGCGTTAGTATTCGCGTCAAGCAATTCCCCCCGCACGGGTAGGTGCGCGTCGCCAAGGCTGCCTAGTAGGCGGCCTTTTTTTTTCGATGCCATTAAAAACGCTCAAGCCTCGGCTGGCGACGCTAGACACTCGCCGCGTCAGCACGTTCACGCTGCACCAGCAGCGCGGGCTATCCACCGCCCGATGGCAGCGCACCCGTGCGCGCATCCTGACTCGAGACAATGGCGTTTGCGTTTGTGAGGATTGCAGGCAAGCAGGCCGGCTACGTGCCGCCCATGAGGTCGACCATATCGTGCCTGTCTGGGAAGGAGGCAGCGAAGACGACAGCAACCTGCAGTCGATCAACCGCGAGTGTCACAATCTCAAGACGGCGCGCGAAGCCAAGCGCAGGGCAGGGGGGATGTAAAGTCTGCGGCCGGTTAAAACATAGACCGGGTTTGGCACCACGCGCGGATTAAATCCCTGCCCAAGAAATTCAAAAAAAGGAATCAAATGGCCGGAGTTAAAGGCAGAAGCGGAGGGGCGCGACCTGGTGCTGGCCGGCCAAAGGCTCCGCCGGAGCCGACGCCGGTTGACGATGCGCGCGATTTCCTGACTGCCGTCATGCGCGGCGAAATTACGCCGTCGACCGCGCAGTTGGACGCTGCGAAGACACTGCTGCGCGCCCAGGCGACGGGAGTCAAGGCGGAACGGCAGAAGAAGGCGGGCGCTGTGGCCGTCGGCAAGTTTGCTGCCGCTGAACCGCCACGCCTGGTTGTCAACAACAGCTAATGCAGTGGTCGACCGCATGCCCGGACTGGTCCGAAAAACTCGTCCGGCGGGAGTCGATCATTTCGGCGCCGCTCTTTGAGCGTGAAGCGACTTCTGCGCTCGCGGTATTCGACGAGCTGCGCATCGTTGATGCGCCTGGCTCGCCGACAATGCGTGACGCGTGCCGGCCTTGGCTGCGCGACTTTGCGGCCTCCATCTTCGGCAGCTATGACGCGGAGACTGGCCGCAGGTTGATCACCGAGTACCTCTTGCTGATCAGCAAGAAGAATGCGAAGAGCACCGGCGCGGCGGCCATCATGCTGACCGCGCTCATCCGCAACTGGCGAAGGTCTGGCGAGTTCGGGATCTTGGCGCCGACGATTGAGATTGCGAACAACTCATTCTGGCCTGCGCGCGACATGGTCCGCGCCGATGACGAGCTGCGCGAGATGATCCATGTGCAAGAGCACACGCGGACGCTGACGCACAGGGTCACAGGCGCAACGCTCAAGGTGGTTGCAGCGGATAATGAATCCGTCGGAGGAAAGAAGTGGATCGGCACGCTTATTGACGAGCTTTGGCTGTTCGGCAAGCGGCCGAATGCCGAGAACATGCTGCGCGAGGCGATTGGAGGGCTGGCGAGCCGCCCCGAAGGCTTCGTGATCTATCTGTCCACGCAGTCGGACGAGCCGCCGGCTGGTGTCTTTCGCCAGAAGCTGCACTACGCACGCGGCGTGCGCGACGGACGGATTGCTGACCGGCACTTTCTGCCAGTGCTGTATGAGTTCCCGAAGTCGCTGCTTGACGAGAGAGCCGAGCGCGACCCCGCGAACTTCTACGTTACCAATCCGAACATCGGCGCGAGCGTCGACGCACAGTTTCTAGTGCGCGAGCTGCAGAAAGCCGAGGAGTCGGGCGAGGAGTCGCTACGCGGCTTCCTGGCAAAGCACCTGAATGTCGAGATTGGACTCGCCTTGCAGTCTGATCGCTGGGTCGGCGCAGACTTCTGGCAAGCGCAGGCCAGGCCCTTGTGTCTCGATCAGATCATCGAGCGCAGCGATGTTCTGACGATGGGGATTGACGGTGGCGGCCTTGATGACCTGCTCGGCGTTACCGTGATTGGCCGCGATGCAGAGTCGCGCGACTGGCTTAGCTGGTCGCGCGCATGGGCGCATCCGACCGTGCTTGAGCGGAGGAAGTCGGAAGCGTCCCGCTTCCGCGACTTCGAGAACGATGGCGACCTGTCGCTGGTCCGTCAGATCGGCGAAGACGTGATCGAGGTCGCGCAGATTGCCGCGCGCCTGAATGACAGCGGCAAGCTCGACAAGATTGGCGTCGACCCGCAGGGCATCGGGGCGATTGTTGATGCGATGATTTCCGAGGGTGTGGAGCAAGACAAGATCATCGGCATCTCACAGGGTTGGAAGCTCACCAGCGCAATCAAGACCGTAGAGCGCAAGCTCGCTGAGGGCGGGCTGTATCACTGTGGCCGTCCGATGATGGCCTGGTGCGTTGGGAACGCGAGAGTCGAGCCGAGGGGTAATGCTGTGATCATCACAAAGCAGGCAGCCGGCTTCGCAAAGATCGATCCGCTTATGGCGCTATTCAACGCGGCGGCGCTCATGGCGCTGAATCCGGCAGGTGGTGCGTCGCTCGACAGCATCATCAATTTTCCGATTAGTGCATGAGCTTTCTGACAACCTTCTCGCGCTGGTTCGGACGCAGCGCAACACTTGCTGATCGCACCGGCGATCAGCTCGTGTTGCCGTCGGCGACCCTTGTCGAGAACACCCAGCCGCTCGGGCCAGACTCGGCTCTGCAGTTGGCAACGCTGTACCGCTGCGTCGATCTGCTCAGTAAGACCGTCAGCACGCTCCCGCTGTTCGTGTACGAGCGGGATGCTGACGGCCAGCGCCGCCTCGCGCGCTCAACGGTGCTGTGGTCGCTGCTGCACGATGCGCCCAACGCCCTCGCAACTGCATCCGAGTTTTGGGGCGCCATGGTTCTCAACCTGCTCCTGCGCGGTAATGCCTACGCGCGGGTGCAGCGCAACACCCGCGGCGACCCTGTGGCGCTGTGGCCTATGTCCTCCGAACAAGTCGTTCCCTACATCGACCCGGAAACTGGAGCCCTGTTTTACGAATACCAGCGCAATACCGAGCGCTGGCTGCTGCCTGCCGAAGAAGTTCTGCATGTGCGCGACACCGGCAACGGCATCGTCGGCCTTTCGCGGATCGACTTCATGCGCGCCAGCGTGAACGAAGCCGCGCGCGCCCAGGCTCAAGCAACGCGCCTTTTCGCAAACGGCAACAAGCCCACCGGTGTGCTGATGGTCCCCGCCAAGCTAAGTGATGAGCAGCGCGCGCGCCTGCGGCAAAACTTTGGTGAGATCGCCTCGGGCCTTGAGTCGCGCCTGTTCATCCTCGAAGCTGACATGAAGTACCAGCCGATCAGCCTCTCGCCCAATGACGCGCAGCTTCTCGAAACGCGCCGCTTTAGCGTCGAGGAAATCTGCCGTTGGTTTGGCGTGCCGCCGGTACTGGTAGGCCACAGCAACGTCACGACTTGGGGCAGTGGCATTGAGCAGATTCTCGACGGCTTCTACAAGCTGACCGTTCGGCCCATGCTCACCCTTATCGAGCAAGCCATCGCGCGCCGCGTGCTCACGCCCGCGCTGCGCAGCCGCTACACCGTCGAGTTTAGCTTCGACGCGCTGTTGCGCGCCAACATCAAGGACCGCATGGAGGTCTACTCCAAAGCGGTACAGAACGGTGTCATGACCCGCAATGAGGCGCGCCAGCTTGAGAACCTGCCGCCAGTCCCCGGGGGCGAGCTTGCCACCGCTCAGATCAATCTTGCGCCACTGACCATGCTTGGACAGTCCGTATCCAAAGGAGCCGCTGATGCTTCGCAAGACCCTGTCGATCAGTGACGCCCAGGTCAAGTTCGCCGCCGATGGCAGCGCTGGCTTTACCGGCTACGCCTCGGTCTTCGGCGGCGTTGACTCATATGGCGACACCATCGTCCGCGGCGCCTACGATTATTCGCTGCGCACGCACGGCAAGCCCAAGATGTTCGTCAATCACGACAGCATGGGCCTTCCTGTCGGCAAGTGGCTTGTTGCCAAGGAAGACGATCACGGCCTGTACGTCGAGGGCGAGTTCACGCCCGGCATGGCCCGCGCAGAAGAAGCGCGCGCCGCGCTGAAGCACGGCACCGTCGATGGCTTGTCAATCGGCTACCTGCTGAAGAAGGGCGACTATGACGAGATGGAGGACGGTAAACGCGTGATCCGCCGCGTGAGCCGTTTGTTTGAGGTCTCCGTCGTGACGTTCCCGGCCGATGAAGCTGCGCGCGTCGACCTTGCCAGCGTCAAGTCCGACGAGGTCGACTCCATCGAAACCGTTCGAGATTTTGAGTACTTCTTGCGGGATGCAGGCGGGCTCAGCAAAGGGCTGGCGCAAGCGCTCGTCAGCCGCGCGCGGGTGTTGTTCGGGACGGGGGATCCGGCCCTGGGTGACGCCCAAGTGAAAGCTGCGCAAGAAGTGCAGGCATATCTGCAGCGCATGCAGCAACGCCTCAATCCGTAACTCATCCTCTAGGAGATTTTGCAATGGACATGTCAGATGTCATGAAGGGCATCGGCGCCCTCGAAGCCAAGCTCAACAGCTACGCAGAGAAAGCCGAACAAGAGATCAAGGCCGCCGGCTCCGTGTCGGTGGAGACCAAGAGCGCCATCGCTGCGCTCGGCACTCAGCAGCGCGAGATCGCTGACCGCCTGCTGTCGCTTGAGCAAAAGCAAGGTGCGCCGCGCGGCGCGGAGGGCGCCATGCAAACCATGGGCTCCGAGTTCACCGCCGCCGATCAATACAAGGCTTTTGTCGGCGGCCAAGTGCGCACTGTGCGCATCGAGCTGAAGAACACCACCGTTGGCAGCGACACCACGGTCGCACCCGACCGCCGCCCTGGCGTCACTGGAGGTGCGTTTCGCCGGTTCCTGGTTGAAGGCGCCATGAACGCGCTGCCCACCACGAGCAACGCCGTCGAGTTCACTCGCGAAGCCACGTTCGTCAACAACGCGGCGGAGACGGCGGAAAGCAGCGCCAAGCCCGAGACCGATATCACGTTCAACTTGCAGACCGCGCCCGTGCGGACCATTGCACACTGGACCCGCATCAGTCGCCAGCTTGCGGCAGACGCGCCGGCCGTGGCCGCGTACATCAACACCCGCATGCGCTACGGCGTCGATCTGCGAGTCGAGAACCAGCTCATCAACGGCAACGCCAGCGGTGCCAACCTGTCCGGCATCTTCCACACCGGCAACTTCACGCCGCACGGCTACACCGCCGCCAGCATGAGCGCCTGGGTCGGCAACCCGCAGCGCTTTGACCTGATCCGCCGCGTGATCGGTGACCTGCAGGCCGCTGACTACCCGCCCAACGCCATCCTGCTCAACCCCACCGACTGGGCGGTGATCGAGGTACTCAAGGACACGCAAGGCCGCTACCTGCTCGGCAACCCCGGCAGCGCCGCGGCGCCCGCCATCTGGAGCATCCCGGTCATCCCGACCAACGCCGTCACCGCTGACACGTTTTTGGTCGGCGCACTCGACATGGCCGCCACCATCCATAACCGTGATGGTGTGGCCGTGGCCCTGTCCGAGGAAGACGCGAGCAACTTCACGACCAACCTCGTCACCATTCGCGCCGAGCGGCGCCTGGCGCTCGGCATTGAGCGCCCGGCTGCTCTGCGTGGCGGCGACCTGACCCCGGCCTAATCGGCCGTCCGCATCGCAGTCGGAGCACGTCATGCAGCGCATCAAGTTCAAGACCACCGTGTTCAGCACCACGTTCGGCACGCTGGCTGAGGGTGATCTGCTCACGTGCTCCGCTGCGCATGCGGAGCATTTTGTTGACGAGTTGAAAGTCGCCGAGCGTGTGCTGCCAGCCGCTGCTGTTGCGCCTGCGGTCGAAGCAGAACAGGCCATGCCTGCCGAAGCGACAAAGGCTCGCAGGCGCAGCGGTTCCGCTAAGTAGCCCTGCCCAGCCGCGAGCGCATCTAACCCTTCAGTGGGCAGCAGCAAGCCCCTTTGCCGGCGCCGGGTTCAACCCCGCGCCGGTCTTTCATTTTGAGAAGGTCGCATGGACCAATTCTTCGCCAACGGCAGGCAGGGCCTCGGCACTGGCCTGATTGACCTCGACACCGCCGTCTTGAAGGCAGCGCTGCTGCGCGGCTACACCTACAACGCCGCGCACACGTTCGTGAGCGACGTTACTGGTGCGGGCGGCACGCTGGTTGCCACCAGCGCCGCACTCGGCGGCGTGTCGTTCGCTGACGG